TATTATAGCTACAACTTATCAGGACTATTTGAACAGAATCTCTGGATTTATTGGCTCTCCATTCCGAAGTATCGGTTTATCCGGATAATTATGATAATATCGTTTTACTATGACATCGGCATATTTTTCATCCAACTCCATCGAGTGGCACACTCTTTCTGTCTGCTTTGCCGCTAGGATTGTTGTGCCAGAACCGCCGAACAGATCGAGCACCAGGTCTCCCTTATGACTTGAATTGACGATGGCCTTGGCCACCAATGCGATGGGCTTCATCGTGGGATGCTCGTCTGATCGCTTCGGCCTTGGTACATCCCACACATCACTCTGCTTTCTATCCTCAAGAGGAACGAGCCTGGCGCTGCCTTCCAACCATCCGTACCATATAGGCTCGTATTGTGTATGGTAGTCTTTTCGAGATAATACCAGGGAGTCTTTTTTCCAGATCACGGTACTCGACCAGTGGTAGCCCGCCTCGCTCAAAACACTCATAAGGCTTCCCCATTCCTGGGCACTCATGACAACATAGGTCATGCAGCCCGGTTCACATACCGCTTTCATGGCGCTGAATGTCTTTTCCATGAATTCCTTAAATTGATGGGTCGGCATCTTGTCGTTGAGGATCGACCTTGACTTCCAACTAGGATGATTTGTACTTGAGCCATAATCAACATTCCAAGGTGGGTCGGTGAATACGTGCCTTGCCTTCTTACCGTCCATGAGAACGCCAACATCATCAGGAGACGTGCTATCTCCGCACATTAGACGGTGTTTTCCGAGGATCCAAAGATCGCCCTGCTGACTTATCGGCGTTTCTATCTGGGCCATAGCGGCATCCGCGTCGAAGTCGTCCTCTTGAACATCACCGTTTGCGGCATCTGTTGTAGTGGATCCATCCTCTAATTCAAACCCGAACTCCTGCATTGAGAAATTTAGATCCAGGTGACTGAGCTCTTCGAGTTCTAAACTTAATAACTCAAGATCCCACTCTGCAAGTTCAGCGGTTTTATTGTCCGCGAGTCTGAACGCTTTAATCTCCGCATCGCTGAGGTCGTCGGCGATCAAGCAAGGTACCGTTGACATTCCTAACTCGATCGCTGCCCTAAGTCGCGTGTGGCCCGCTACAATTTTATTGACTTTGTCCAAGACAATCGGCACTTTAAACCCGAAACGTTTTATTGATTCAGCAACCGCCTTGACCGCAGCGTCATTATTCCTCGGATTCTGCTTATACGGCTTGATGTCTCCTAGATTGATTTCAATTAGTTTCATCGCCATACAACTTCAACCTCTCCATTTCTTTATGGAACGCGAACATCTGCTTCTCCAATTCCAACTTTTGCGGATTATCACTCCAACCCCGTTCCTTGTCCTTGTTTTTCAACAAAATGCTGCAAGCAGCGACGTCGGGTGGCTGGTACTTGGTCGTTTTTTCAGTAAACTTGACTTGTGACCCATCAACATCCCGAATCGAAACTTTTGTCTCCTCATAGGTAATGCCTAGCGCCCTTTTAAATAACGCATTCTCAACCTCGGTAATGGCAATTTCTCTTCCTTTTTTTAGGACTTTTACTAACTCAGGGTGCTTCTTTTTATAGGCATTTATTGTAAATACGCTAATTCCCAAGTTCTTACATACCTGTTCCTCTGTAAGCCCATCGCGCATCCACTTTTCAACAAGTATGAGCTTTTCTTCGACTTGAGGCCATTTGTTTTTGGACACCTTAATCACCTTCTCTCTATCTTCGTTTCTTGCTCCAATCAGGCTCATTTCCACCGTTCAGAGCCCTTATAAGCCCGATTTCTATTCCCTTGATGGACGTTTCTGTTACATCAAATTCTTTAGCAAGCCCCGCTAATTGGCTCTTATTAAGCCCGAATGAATGGATGATATCTCTTAGTGTCTTCGCCATGATGCTGGATTGTTTCACCGTAAAATATCTGCGTTCTTTTTCGTCGCTCACTTGATGTATATCCCCTTGTTCCCTCTCATCATCCGGTCATAGATTGCAAATTCCTCGGATTCTTCGTACATCTTCCGTAACCTTTGTTCATCCTTGCATCGCTTCCCGTTCCAACGTTTACAGTTAGTACAGCCTTTTGTGCATCCTGATTCGGTTGGCATAAATAAAACGCACTTCGACATAATCCATCCCTGCCTTATAAAAATGTAAAAGCCGCCAAAAGGCAGCTGTGTTTTAAAAGAAAGCGACCGGAGTCGCTATATAAAAAGAAAGAGGAGTGAGATCAATATAAAAAGGCCCCCGGACAGATTGTTGTCCAAGAGCCTCTGAATATTTTTCGCATCTTTACTATACCATTTAAGTTAGTAAACTTTCAATTAACCTTTAGTTAACCACTAGTTAACCCGCTTGCTTTACGTTAAACATATTCATAAGTCGAATAATTCCAGTCTTACGGTACTTAGAGAGCATAGGACGCGATACATGGTATTTATCACACATATCATCCCAGGTCATTTTGTGGATAAACATATCCGTTATTATCTCAGACAGCCTTGGCTCCAGTAGAGTAATGCAATACTCCAGCACATCTATTTCGCGTTTTTGTGTGTTGTACCTCAATACCAAGGCCAATACAGCCTCGCGATTCAGCTTATCCGTCGACTCTCTGTACGCAAGGGCAATCCTCGATGTTTTATCAGAAACCCCGCTGCTCTGAACACGCTCGCCATCCGGATTAGTGAAGGTTAACGCCGTAATAACTTCGTCATAACCAAGCCCACGGAATGTTTCTATCTCAAAATTCAATCTGTCTTGGCTCCGTTTTATTTCGTGATAGTTTTTGAGTAAATGCTCCACATGTTCTTTCTCAGCCACAGGCTCTAGAACTTTCATGAACTCGTTCATCAACTTCGCCCCTTCCAATTACATAAATCACTGTCACACGTTTCGCAGGGATCATTCCTCAATTCAGCTAGTTCTTCCGCAGTCATAACCGCAAACAAGCAACATCTGCACGCATCCAAGCTTGTCCAACTTTTTTTTATTGTCATGGCCCCCCAATGTAAGGCCTCATGTGCGTCGATCAAGAAAGATCCAATACCTGTTTTCTGCATTTATGCCACTCCTTACTTAATCATCGTTTGCCGCCATTCGAGCTTTCACCGCATCGATCAGTGCCATTTGCCCAACTTCCTTTCGACTCAGTGCCTGTATAACCTGTTCATCAATCGTTCCTGTGGTAATGATGTGATGAACGATGACGGCTTCATTTTGTCCTTGACGATATAATCGCCCATTAGCTTGTAGATATAACTCTAAACTCCATATGAGCCCAAACCAGATGATGATATTTCCGCCTGCCTGCAAGTTAAGGCCATGTCCGGTTGATGCTGGGTGGGCCAGCGCAACAGGTATCCTCCCAGCATTCCAGTCAGTGATATCTTGAGATGTGTTCAGCTCTCTCGGTTTAATCTTAAAGAACTCATAAAGCTTGTCCTTATCATGCTTGTATGCATAGAACACTAAGATTGGCTTACCGTTAGCCCCTTCCCACAAATCCTCCAAAGCCTCCAGTTTGCGACGATGTATTTGCCGCACAAGCCCGAACTCGTCATAGACAGCACCGTTTGCCATCTGCAATAGCTTGTTCGATAAGACTGCCGCGTTTACGGCATCGATATCACCCTCAGCAAAGGGAAGTAACATGTCACGCTCCAACTGTTTGTATAAACCCTTTTCTTTGGGTGACATCTCAACTCTCACAAAGTTGTCAATCCGCTGGGGCATCCGCAAATAATCTTGAGCTTTCATACTCACGCAGATATCCAATATTTTTTCATAAATGGCCTTCTCAGCTTCCGGTTTTAGTTTGTAGCTGAATATGACCTCGCGGTTTCTCCGATCAGGCTCAAAGTACCTGTCCCGGTAGCCTCCCAATGTTTTCCCCAACCGTTCTCCTCTATCCAGCAAATAAATTTGAGACCAGAGGTCCAGTAATCCGTTAGGGGCCGGAGTTCCTGTCAAACCCACAATCCGTTTTATGAGTGGTCGTACTTTGCGAAGGGCCTTAAACCGTTTGGCACTGGCTGACTTAAAGCTGGAGAGCTCATCGATTACCACCATTTCGAACGGCCAGTTCATTCCATAGTGCTCGACCAGCCACCCCACATTCTCGCGGTTAATGATGTAAATATCTTCCTTTAATATCAAGGCCGATATGCGGTTTTTCTCTGGACCTAAAACTTTAGAAATTCGCAAATGGTTTAGGTGATCCCACTTCTCACATTCCTTACTCCAGGTGTCTTCGGCAACCCTTAGTGGCGCGATAACCAAAACTTTGATTACCTCATGGAGAAGATCATTAATCGCTGTCAAAGTTACCACCGTTTTCCCCATTCCCATATCGAGAAAAAGAGCACATGCGGGCTTGTCCAAGATTTGTTTCGCTGCGTAGTCTTGATAGTCATGAGGGACATATTTCATGCACGAATTCCTTCACTTTCTCCATGCTGTCGATAACCCTTACTCGGTGCCCAAGCTCCCCAAGGACTGTCGCCATTTTCACTTGCTTAGGCGATAAGCGTTTACCCGGGGATTTCAACTCTACGAAAAACACCTTGCCGTCAGGAGCGAGAACAATCCTATCAGGCACACCTACCGTGCCTGGTGAGACAAACTTTAATGCCAGACCACCTTTGAGCTTGACGGCATCCCTAAGTTTTATTTCAATCTGTCGTTCTTGCATAATGTACCCTGGCTTGATATATGCTGAAAACATCCCTGAAGGTTCGCATTGCATCATCACATGCGTGCCTTGAACGCAGATAGCGTTCGATGATCTTCTTGTCAGTCTCACTTTTGGGAAAATCCCCTGACCTTTTCATGTCTCCCGCCAGATCACCTGCAGCTGAATCTTTGCCTAAATATCGTTTAATGCACCAGTCATAAAAACTCATTGTTTTTCACCCTCCTCTTTTTGAACAGGCCCACTTCTTTGTATAGAAGGAAGACCAGAAAACCGACCAAAAGCCCTCAACTTAATACGTATGTGTATGTGTGTGCATGTGGTGTGTGTGCATGTGTGTATACCATATATACACTAATTAATAACAAATATATGGTATACACGGTAAGCCCTTACAACCATGCACATTCACCCTGGCATCAACTCCGACCAACTCAGGTAATCGCCTATTCGTTCTGGTCATTCGAGCGATACTCAAAATACCGGGTTTATACGGCCAACTCGGTTACGACCAGAAAGTTGACCAGCACACGCCCATGTGGCGTGGTAAACATTTTTAGGTGAGAAATGCACCGAATTCTAGTTTTATTCCTCGCCAACTTCTTTGCCCATTTTGACGATATTCCCTGACCTCAGGATGGATTGCTTGCAACCTTGTATTGAATTTACCTTGGCTCAATGGATAATTCCCCCACTGACTACAAAAGTTCCGGTAGGCATCGTAGAGAACTTGTTTGCCTGTCATTTCACCGTCATTAAAGCTGCAATTCTCGTCCAAGAAGTGGGCTGCGGTGTTGCTTTGCTTACGGTAGGCAGCCATGCTCGCTTTGACAGTTTCTGACTCTGTGAATTTCCCCTGCTTTTGCAGGCGTTGCATCCCTTGGAGGGCTCGCAGGAGGAGTCCGGATAAACCCTCTGGTGTAAAAAGGCTCTGTCTCAATTCCCCGTCCGTAAACTTAGTCGGAAAGGGGACTATGAGCAGTTTACGATGGAATCCCTCCGTGTTGTCCTTGCTAGTGGGGGGTTCATTAGCACTGTAGATCAGCTTGGCCCGATTCCTGAAACTAAACGGATTTTTGTGTTTTTCCTCGGCTTGAATCATATCCCCAGAGGTAACCTCCTTGAATTGGGCTGTGTTTTCAATCGTTTTATTCGGAATATCCGCGTGGAGATTCGCCATTTTACCGAAAAGTTGGGCTGTCGCAAAGCGGTTTTCTGTCAGGGCTTGGAAGGATACATTCGAGACGTTCTTATCTCCCAGCATGGAGGTTATCATGGCAATCAGCGTCCCTTTGCCGTTTCCCCCTTCGCCGTGCAGCACTAATGATTTTTCGTACCTCATCGTGGGTATAAGACAATACCCTACAAACTCTTCTACCACCGTTATAGCATCTTCCGGCACAACAACGTTTAAGAACGTATCAATCACTGAGCAGTCTGCTTCCGGATCATAGGCCGCCGAAAGTTGGACAATGGATTTAAGTTCCGACGTATGGGGTTTTAGTTCCAGTGTTTCTAAATTGAGCATCCCGTTAAGAAGGTTTAACCAATTCCGGGTATTCATTACATCTTCTGGGACTACCCGTTGAACTGTATTTTTGATATAAGCTAGGGACTCTCGCAGCCGTGACGTTGTGAATTCCTCTTCAAGGGCCACCGTTGCCACTTCGTGAAACACTCTTTCATCCTTCATATAAACGCCGCTTTCGTAAATATACAGATCATCGTTCATAACGAAAGCCTCATGTTTCTTCAAAAACCACTCTGCCATATACGCAGATATAAACTTATCTTCTTTGAAGAAAAGTCGCTTAGGATCAACTTTTTCGCCGCCAAAGTCAGCCTCGATTGCCGCCCTTCGTTCAATGGCTAAGGTTTCTTGGACTCTGCCATCGCCGCTTACGAACTCCTGCATGGCCTTATAAGAGGGACGTTTACTGGGCGGTGTAGATTCTTCTACCCCATCGTCCTGAGCCCCAAATTTATGGACTCGTACCAAGTCGAAGGCGTTGACTAACTTTCCGCTGATGGGATCGGTGCCGTGATGTGAGAAAGCGAACAGGTCGTTGTCGTAGAGTATCAATCCTCCAGAGGTCGAACCTCCAAGGAAGGTATACCTTCCTTCCATATCGCAGGGAGCATATACATCTCCCAGGAATGTTTCCAGGGCTTCAATTATAGAATACGTGCGGCAAAAGGCCCCGATTACACCAGCTTTGCTTGAGGGATCGGCCTGCTTTTCCGCCGACTTTTTGATCACACTTTGCTGTCTTGACGATACCGGCCAGCTTGAGGCGTCTTTCCAGTCCTCGTAGGTTGCTAGGACTTCATCGGGATCAAGCCATGGCCCGTCGATGTGTTCAAATACATAGTCCCCGTCGCTTGAACTGCTCGGCCAGTACATTAACCTTGCTGGCTCGTAAGTTGTATCGTCGAATTGTTCGATGCCAAGGTCGTAAGCTACTTT